TTACGAATATGAAGGTACTGCTGGAAGTATGTATAAGAGACCATCTACATATGATACAGCATATAATACAAGAACTAATGCCTCTAGAGAAAAAACACTTGAAGGAAGAAAACCTACATGTCAAAAAGATAAAATAGCCTCTGGTAAAGATACAATCAATATTGATGTTAAAAAATTAGAGGGTGATTATATTAACACACGAGAACTTAACACAACTAAGGTCTATAATTCTATTAAAGAATTAAAACCATGTTCCATTACACAAGAAAAACAACCAGTTGATTATAGTATTATGGGTGAAAGGATTGACCCTGAATTATTAAATGCCTATAGAGAAAATCCTTATACACAATCTTTAGCATCATACACTTATTAGGTTAAAATTTAAATAATAAAAAAGATTTTTTATTATATAAATATTCTATTTATGATCTAACAGATACATTATGTCTTGATACAGTATTAAACCAAAGGTCTTGCTCAGGTCCTACCGAAACATTATCCTCATCAACAATTTGTTCCATAAAATAATCAACACCATAGTCTGGATCTTCAATTCTTATTCTAAAAACAACTTTGTTTCCAGAGGCAATAGGAGTTCCTTCAAGGTATGTTTTTGCCATATTTAATAATACGAATGGTCCATTTACATGATCAGCAATTACTTTAGCAAGTTCTTTAGCTTCACCGCTTGTAACCTTACTTATTGTTACTTCATGAATACCAGGAGGAAGTGGTGATGATTTAGCTTTGCTTCTATGACTCTTTGGTGCGTTTCTATTTCCTGATGGTGATTTTTTACATCTACCTGATACGGGATTCTTCATACACCATCTTGGATTTTGAGTGCCAGTTTTTGAACATCTTTGAGTTGATGGATTAAATTTACAACCTCCAGCACCACCTGATTGAAGACTAAGATAGTTATTTACGATTTGTTGTCCTAATCTAGTGTTAACATTTACTTTTCTTCCGGTTTGAGGATTTGTTATATATTGAAATTCCATTATATAATATATTTAGATAATATATTAATATAATTTTTTATTATATTCATTATTTATAAAAGCTTTTTCGATACACCAAGTATCTTTATAAAGTATTTCTTAATAATAGGGTTATTACGTAATATTTCGTCAATTGATTTAGCCCAATCCTCATCTCCTATGTACTCTAATCCAAATTCCACTCTCTCGCCGCCAAAGCGAAAAACAGTATCTGGTATTACATTCCAATCGACTCCTATACCATTTTTTCGTATCTCATTCCATACTTCAACCGATGAACCATCTTCAACTAATATGCTGACTGCGTAATATTTTTCTTCTTCTTCTACCACGCGACGGACGCCTCGGGATGGAGCACCTGCTGGAGACACGCGCACTCCGCTTGTTCTTCCCCCTCCGACTTGTGAAATATAATTTCTAATAATTCTTTTTCCTAAAGATGTATCTACTCTACATTTTCTATTTGTAACTGGATTTATTATATACTGATATTCGTTCATTATAATATATTCAAATAAAATAATATAATATAATTAATTAATTAATTAAGCCAATCTATTTCTTTAATATTTTTGCTTTTTAATATTTCATTACATTTCGAAAAATACTTTTCACCAAAAAATCCACCCCGATTTGCTGATAATGGACTAGGATGTTTCCCACTTATAATATAGTGTTTTTCTTTATCAATAAATTTAGATTTATCTATAGCATAATTTCCCCATAATATAAATACTATATTTTCTCTCTTTTTAGATATATATCGTATTACTTTATCTGTAAATTTCTCCCAAAATTCAATATGGGAACCTGCTAATTTTTCTGTAACAGTTAATGATGAATTTAAGAATAATACTCCCTGTTCGGCAAGACTGGTAAAATCACTTGATTTACGTTCTTCTCCAATATCACTCTTCATCTCTTTTAATATATTTCTAAGTGACGGTGGATGTTTAACATCCTCATTAACACTAAAGCATAATCCATTAGCCTGTCCCTCGCCATGATAACAATCTTGACCTAAAATAACTACTTTTATTTTCTTTATATCACATAACTGAAATGCTCGGAAAATATGTTCGTCACATGGAAATCTTTTAAGAGGTTTCAGTTCTAACTCTTTTTCTTCCACATGTTTAATAATTTGCTCTATATCATTATTATTTTTGTTAAAAAATTTTTTCCAACGATTTTTAGGATATTCAATCATTTTAAATATAATTATGATAACGTTTTTAAATCAATTTTAAGTAAGATTAATATTTATTTAAAAACTTCCTTAAAAGTAAGGTAAATGAATCCTTTATTTGATAGACATTATCAATTTCATGTATTACCTAAATATTCTCCTTCTAAGAATATAGAAAATATTGATAATTTAGATACTAAAAATAACATTTATCATATAAATAATAGACTAGATTTAAAGAATATTAGTGTTTATTCAATTGATCCAGAAGGTTGCGAGGATGCCGATGATGCTTTTAGTATATGGGAGGAAGAAGATAATCTTTTTTTAGCTATTCATATAGCTGATCCTACACATTATTTTTCACCTCATTCGGATATTTTTAATACTATTTGTGAAAATGTTATCACACATTACCCATCAGGTAACAAACCAATTCATCTTATGCCTAAAAATATATTAGATAAAGCAAATTTAATGATTAAAGATAAACTATTCCAGGAACAAAATGCTATATCTATTATAACACAAATAGATAAAAATACATACTTACCTATTGGAAATATTGATATTAAATGTACAAAAATAATGCTTAATAAAGAAAATAGTCTTTCCTATACAAATTGTTATCCTAATGATAATATTAGTGAATTTTTTAATAGAGATAGAGATATATCTATAGCATTAAAAATAGGTAATTCATTAAGAACTAATAGAAATACAGTTGGTAAATTGTTATCTAATCTAGATAAATCTTATATACAGTTCAAAGATAATATGTTTTCGTTAAAAAAAGATACAAAGGAGGAAAAAAAACTTAAACAAATGATAGAGGAATTTGCTATTTTTGCGAATACTTGTGTGGGAAAATATTTACAAATAAAGCTAGAAGGATTAGGAATATTTAGAAGTTGTGAAACTGAACATATTTTAGATAATGACATAAAAGATGGAAATAAACTTATGGATATGATAATAGAAAAAGGTATTCAGGCAAATTATATTAATAATATTAAAAGGCATGATTTAGTAGGAATGCCAGTTTATTGCCATTTTACATCACCACTAAGAAGAGCTACCGATTGTGTGTGTCATTTTTTATTAAAATCAATAATATTAAATATACCATCCCCTTTTACAAAATTATATTTAGATAAACTTGCTCAAAAATTTGATAGAGTAACAAAAATAGAAAGAAAACTTCAATATTATGATAATAAATTTAGGATAATTGAAGTAATAGATAACATATTAAGAGACCCGTTGAATAATGTATTTATAAATGTAAAATATAATGGATATACAGGTTTATTTTTAAATTTAATGATAGATGAAATAATTGTAAATAATACTACTTATAATATTTCACTTTCTTATTGTATAAGAATTCCTGGATATCAATTTATAAGATTTTGGGAAACATTTAGAAAAGCAACTATAAAAATAAATAGTGTTAATATTCCACTACAATTTGATGAAGGAAGTATACCTGATCTGGATGTATTTGTTATTAAACCCAACTTTACTTAATATAACGTTTTTGTCTTAGAAAATCTAGTTTAGTTTCATAGTCCTCTAAACTAATATGTAAATTATAATCTAATGCTTTAAGAATGTAACTTTCAGAGTAATTTATTTCATAAATAGACATACCGCCATATTTCCCCCAGTCCTTATTATAATATGGGGTATCCTCTAACATTTTAGATGAAAGTAATAATAATACTAAACTCAATAAATGAACATTATATGTATGAATTTTTATAATATTAGACTTAATTACCTTATCGAGTAAACATATCGCATATATATAATTAGAATCACTTAATTTAAATATTTTACCTAAATTGTTTATAAATTTTTCAAGAGTTATTTTGTAATATAATTTAGAGTTAAATATAGAATAATTATTACTATAATTATATTTTTTTAATAAGAATTCCATATATTCAGTGTATAGATAAATTGCTTCAATATTTGTTAAATCTATGTGAAGATTTAACATTTAAATATGATATATATAATTAATTACGTTTAAAATTAAAAGGAAAGTCAGTAATTATACCTGATAAAAATCTACTTTCACATGTTAATTCCTCTTTACTATTACAGTTATATACATAAAGAGGTTTTTCTATTTTTTTTATAAATTTCGAAATAAACTGATTATCAATACATAAATAGTCTATATTTTTTATGTATTTATGCCAATGGATATCCATGTAAGTACCTATTAAATATCCAAAAAAAATGTTTTTAATATTATTTCCTAACAATTTTTTTAAAAGATTAATAAAATAGTGGTTAAAAGATTGTATATAGAATGTATTTTTACTTAAATCAATATTTATTAGCTTTTCATATAATTTACCTATTAATTTTTCATTAAATCCTTTAAGATCTAAAAATATATTTACTTTTGAGTAGTTTGTTAGTAAAGAAAATAGTTTATCTATTGAATATATACCATATTTTTCTAATTGTTCAAGAGGAAATTCACTTACATTTTTATTAATTCCTTTACTGGTTAAACTAAAATCATGAAATATGACAATTTCATCCTTACACAGCTGTATATCTATTTCAAATGAGTTAATCCCTTTTTTTATGTAGCTGTCTATAAGATTTATATTATTCTGACTATAATAGTCAATTCTATGACAAATAACATTCATTATTATATAATTTAAAAAAAAAAAAAATATTTGCGGTAATATTCAATATTGTTTTTCTTTTTAATATTAAATGAATAAATACAACATAAGTGTTTTAGCAGAAGCTAAGGAAGAATATACAAGACAACTAATTAATATTCTATATCCTCACATGTATATAGGAGTAAAATCTATATATGATGCGGCATATAAATTTTGTAAAAAGTCCGGTGATAAAAATATTCTTAAGAAATTTCAACTATTGCTTTCTACTATTCCTGATTGGAATCAAAATAAGGTGAATGAGGAATTTGAAAGGATATGTAATGATGCTAAGTGTGATTGGATAGAGGATTTAATAACTGCTGTTTTTGTTAGTCATACAAAGGTATTATCTTCTATTAAACTTAAAAAGAAATCTAAAACAATTGAACTTGATGTGCCAGAAGGACCATATTTTCTCCATAAATGTTATATTGAAGTTGCTAGAAATTTCTGGAAAAAACCATATTTGTTACATATAGATTTTCCTAATTTAGAAATTCAAAGAAATTTGACAGATTCTGAGAATGTTATTAAAGAATCTATAATAGAAACAATTAGAAAACTACTTCCTGTTAAACATATATTAAAAGAATATTTAGGTAATGATTTTGAAGA